TCAACAAATGCGGTTTGCGTGGCGGAATCGCACGCTGGAAATCGTCAGCCTGCTCGAGCACGACAACCGACGCCGGCACGAAGCCATCTGTGCGGAGAATCGCGATGGCTAACACTGTCGGCATTCGTGTGACGGCCAACCTGCCCGGCTTGGAGGAGGTCCGCAGCGAACTGCTCAAGTTCGGCACGAACATGTCGGCAAGGTACACGGCTGCAGCACTCAAGCGAGCGGTTGAGCAAGGCGGCACGCTGGCGGCCTTAAAGGCGAACACTCCCAAAGGTCCGACCGGCAACCTGCGGCGAGCGGCTGCCATCAAGACCAAACGGTATGTCCGCTCTGGCGTCGGCATTGCGATCGTCGGATTCAAGAGCGGCCGGAAGATGAACGAGCCGTATGACCCGACCAAGCAGGGCTACCACCAGGGGCTCGTGGAGTTCGGCACTAAGCAGCGGTTCCGCAAGTCAAAAGTGGATGGCCGACTTATCTCGACTGGCAAGATGCCGGTGGGTGCCAGTAAGGGGCGTCCGCCAGTGCGGACGGCGTGGGAGCAGACGCGGTCGGCGGTCGAGGGCCGCATCGTGGAAGAGATGAAGAAGGCGGTGGAGAACGCCGCCAGGGATCTTGAGTACCGCATTCGCGCCGCACAAGGGCCATTCTGATGCCGCTGAAATCCCCCGAGGCCGTCCTGCGTTCCGCCCTGGTCGGCAGCACTGCCGTCAACTCGCTCATCTCTGGCCGCATCTACCCGCTTCGGTACGTGGGTCCGCAGCCGATTCAGTTCCCCATCATCATCTGGCGTCGCTCTGGCATTCAGCGTGAGCAGGCATTCAACGGGCCGGTGGGCGTGCCGCGTGTTACGGCTGAGTTTTTCATGTACGGCACGAGTTACGAATCCGTCCGAGACCTGGCCGACAAGTGTCGCGTGGTTCTGGATGGGTACGGGGGCACCGTTGACAATGTGGAAGTAAAGCAGGTCGCCCTGACTGACGAGGCCGATGACCTCGTGCCGCAGGAAGGGGCAGAAACCTCGCTGTATTCGGTTCGGCAACAGTACGAAATCTGGTGGCAGGAGACCTAATCAGCCATGGCATCTACGCCTCATGATTCGACCGGCACGTCGTTCACGTTCCCTGGCTTCACCGGCACGCTGACCGGACTGACGTGGACCGTCGCCGACAACGCTGGCGGCGACAACATCGATATCAGCCACTTGGGGATGACCACCGGGGCCACGGTTCTGACGCAGAGCCGCCCGCTCAAGGGCACTGCTGGCGACACCGGCAAGACTGTGAGCATTGAGTTCATCGGCAGCGGCATGCTTTCGCAGGGTGCCACCGGCACGCTCTCGGTGTCCGGCCCCATCTCCATCAGCGGTGCGGCAACGTGCAACAGCTGCACCATCACGCTGGCGGTGAACGACGTGGTCAAGGGCTCGGCCGAGTTCCAGTACGCCTGAGCCACGGAGGGTTCCGTGGCCACGTATAGCACCGGCATCACAGCCACTTTCGGCAGCACTACGTTTGCCGAGGTCACAGACCTGGCGTGGTCCTACGGCGGTGCTCCCCCGAAGGGCCGCAGCGTCGTTTGGACAGACGATGCCGGCAGCGTGACGCTCACCTGCCTCGGCAGCGCTGGCATGTCCACGGCCAACTACGGGTTGCGGAATGACCTGACCATCAGCGGTGGCGGTTCTGGCTTGACATGCAAGGCAGTGTATATCGGCCTTGGCGTCGCGCCCGAGTTGAACGGCGTAACCCGTTACACCGTGACGTTCAAGATTCTCGACGGGTGAAACATGGCACTAAGCAAAGAGCAGATCCTGGCGGCCGATGACCTGGGCCTTCTGGAAATCAAGGTGGCCGACTGGGGCGGCAGCGTGTTCTGCCGCGTGATGAGTTGCGGCGAGCGTGACGCCTACGAAAACGACTGGGTGCTGAACAAGAACAAGGGCGTGGAGAACTTCCGGGCCAAGTTCCTGGCCAAGTGCCTGTGCGACGAGAAGGGCGAACTGCTGTTCCCAGGTGACGAAGGCGTGCAGGCGTTGTCCAAGAAGAGCAGCAAGGTGCTTGGGCGCATCTGGACGAAGGCTATGGAGCACAACGCTCTGACAGACAAAGACGTGGAGGAATTGGCAAAAAACTAGCACTCCGCCCGACGAGGCGTTTCATGTTTCGTCTGGCGGGGCATTTGGGAATGTCGTTCAAGCGGCTCTGCCAGGAGGTAGACAGTCGGGAGTTGTCCGAGTGGATTGCCATCCATCGGCACTATCACCCGCTACCTGACTCCTGGCGCGAGACGGGGCTACTGGCCAGTGCGGCCTTGGCTCCGTACTGCCCGCGAGGACGCACGCCGAAGAGCGAGGATTTTGTGCCGGTCGAGAAACCGCCGCAGCACGAGCTGCAGGTGCTCGAGCAACTGGAAGAACTTAAGCGAGCGATGGGCAAGTAATGGCGACCACGATTGGCCTTGGCGTGCAGTTCACGGCGAATGCCAACGGCATGACCAAGGGTCTGTCGGAGGCAGACCGTGCCATCAAGAACCTTGCCCAGCAGGCATCGTCTGCCGCCAAGCTCTTTGACACGTTCGCCAGTTCCAGTGCCGCCGCTGCGCAGACGCAGCAACAGGTTGCCACTGACGTGGCATTTCTAGGCAGCGCCTTTCGCACGGGGCAAATCTCGGCGGAGCAATATGCGGCCGAGTTGCGGGCTATCGTCACGTCTGCGAACGGGGCTGCCCAGGCTTTTGCCGAGGGTGCACAGGTCACTGAGCGTGTAGCGACGGCAGAAGAGAAGCGGGCCGCGACGCTTGGCCGCCTGGCCCAGCTGCTCGAGCAGGGTGCCATTTCGCAGCAGACCTACGAGCGGGCTGCAGCCGATGCCAGCGGTGCAAACGAGTCGGCCGCTAAGGCAGAGTCGGCTCGTGCCCAGGCTCTTGCTCGTGCGGCGCAGATCACGCAGGCCAACCTCTCGCCGTCGCAGAAGTACGACCAAGAGGTGCAGGAACTTAGCCAGCACCTGCAGGCCGGGCGTATCACTCAGGACACGTACAACGCTGCACTGGCAAAAGCGGCGCAGTCGTTCGCCAAGGCGGAAGTGGCGGCGGCCAAGTATGACGCTGCTGCTGACAACGCGGGCACTGGCAACGTGCTGGCGTTCAATGAACTGTCGGGCATCCTGTCGGCAATCCCCGGCCCGCTTGGTAACGTAGCCGGGCGTATTTCTGGCCTGTCATCTGCGGCCGAAGGGCTGGGCCGCGTGTTTGCTGGTGGCGTGTCGCAAGGGTTCGGTGCCTTGGCGACATCGGCGGCTGGCCTGGTCAACCCGATGACGTTGGCGGTTGGTGGCGTTGCCGCGTTTGGTGCCGCCGCCGCCGCTGTGGGGGCTGGGCTTGTCGAGCTTGAAGGACGCGTCGAGCAGTTGGGTTTTGCGGCTGAACAGTTGGGCACAGATTTCCAGACTATTCAAACGCTGGAAGAAGCGGCGACGCGGACGGGCGTTTCTTTTGATGCACTGACGAGCGGACTGCAACGGTTCGCCGTAAAACTCGACGAGTCACGCGATGCGTCCAGCGGTGCCGGCAAAGCCCTGGCCGAGCTCGGCATCACGCAAGAGCAACTGGCTGGCTTGTCGCTGCCGCAGCAGGCCGACCTCGTGGCTACCGCATTGGCTGGCGTCGAAGATCCGGCACGGCGTGCTGCCCTGCAGATGGAACTATTGGGCAAGAGCGGCGAGAACGTGCGTCGTGGGTTCACGGCTATTGAGGAGTCGAACAACGCCCTCAACGAGTTCAACGCCCGCATCTCGGACATCGACCGCGAGCGAATTGCGTCTCTCGGCACGGCGTTTGATGACGTGAAGACGGCGATTCTGGGGCTTAGCCAGAACCTACTGACGCCGTTTGCTGGGCTCGTCGAAGGCGTTGCTAACGCTATCGCCCAGGCGATTGGTGGCATCACCAATATCGTGGCTCCGATCGGCGACGTGATTGCACCGATTCTCGACGCTGTCGGCACGTCCTTTACGGAGTTTGGCACCACCATCGGCCTGGTCGCCGAGATTATCGGCAAGACGCTTGGCGTCGCGTTGACGCCGCTGACCAAGCTGTTTACCGCGCTGGGGCCAGCAATCAGCCCAGTCACCGGCGAACTGCAGGCCGTGAACTCTGTGCTGGAGTTCATGGTCGGCATCATCGACCGCACGATTGCTGCGTGGAACAACTTCGTCAGTCAGATTCCGCTGGTCGGCCAGTACATGACTGTGGCGACGCAGGAAGCCGAGGCCGGACTGGGCAGCGTTCAGGCCGCAGCAGAACAGACGCTGCAGGTTGAGCAGCCCGAAGGCTTCACAAACTTTGAGCAGTCAATTGCCAAAACACGCACGACGCTCAACGAAGCAATTGCCGAATCCGCGCAGTTCGGGCAGGCCGGCTTTGATGCCGCGTACCAATTCCAGCAGGCGCTTGCGAGCCTGCAGGCACAGGCTGAGGCGGGCATTCTGAACGAAAACGCCTACCAACAGGAAGTGGACAAGGCGACGGCGGCGTATCGAAGCCAGATTGACACCATCAAGGAAGCGGCAGCCGAAGAGGAACGCAAGGCAGAGGCGGCACGGCGTTCCGCAGAGGCCGCGATTGAGGCAGACCAGAAGCGTGCCGACGCGGTGCTTGAGCGTCAACGTATCGACAGCGAGTTCGGCGGCGACTCCAAGCGAGCGGAAGCCGCGAAGAACGTGCTGGCGATTGAGAACGAAATCGCTCGGGCAGAAGCGGAACTGCGGAACGCCCGCGATGCCGGCGACCAAGACGCCGCCAACGCCGCTGCGGCACGCATTGCCCAGCTTGACCAAGTGGCGGCCAAAGAGCGGGACATCGCCAGTGGTGCCGCACAGCAGCGTGAGGAAGCCGACCGTAAGGCGATGCAGGCCGTCGAGGAACGCAAGCGAGCCGAAGAACAAAAGGCCAAGCAAGTCGCCGCCCTGGAGGAGCAGTACGCAGAGCGGGCAGCCGACATCGAGGCCGACCGTCTTGATGCCTTGTCTCGCCGCTCCAATGAGGCTCTGACCGGCAACGACCTGCGCTCGTCCGCTGGTGCGTCGCAGTTCCTCGCCTTGGCGTCAGGCCGCGAAGATCCGGCCGTCGAGGAGTACCGCAAGCAGTTGCGGGAGTTGCAGGACATCAAGCGTGAGATTGCTAGGGCCAACGCGGCCCCTGTGGAGATTGCAGGCTAATGGCTGTCATCGGCTTCCGTGAAATCCTGCCGCGTACCTTCTCGCACAAGTTCGGCGAAAGTCCGACTGCGGAGATCAAGTTTGCCGTCACTGTGGACGAGCCGACGCCGACGCAGGCCATCATCTCGGCCATCGGCATGTTCCACGGTGCGCCGCACCCTGAGTTCGGCTATCTGCGGATGCTCGACGCCCAGGTCACAGAGACCGACCGGCACCATGCGGAAGTCACCTACAAGTACGAGGTGCCGCAGCAGGAAGACCTTGACCCGAATCCGCTGGCGCGTCCCGATGTGTGGTCATTCTCCACGGGCGGTGCCCAGGTGCCGGCTCTCGTCTACTACGATGGTAACGGCAACGCGAACAAGAAGCCGTTGCAAAACACGGCGTTCGATTTCTTTGAGGGGCTGACCACGCTTGAGTCGGAAGTACGCGCAAGCATCTCCGGCAACCGCGCCGACTTCCCATTGGCCGATGCCACGGCAGTCACCAACAGCGTGAACGACGCCACCTACCTGGGAGGCGCGAAGCATACGTGGCTCTGTGCTGGCATCAGCGGGCAGCAAGCCACTGAGGTCGTCAACGACGAAGAGATCCGCTACTGGCAAATCACGGTGGAGCTCGTCTACCGCCGCAGCGGGCACAACCTACTGCTGCCCAATGTCGGGTGGAACTACCTCGAAGGCGGGCAGAAGAAGCGGGCGTGGGTGCTTGACCCTGAGAGCAACG